ATTTTGTTCATACCCATTAGTATTATTACCACCACTACCATCTGCTATAAATGAACTACTTGCCTGATATAATATAACTTCCCTTGTGGCATCATATTGTTTGGCCGTTAATTCATATTTTATTTTACTACCAGGACTTGCACTTGTTAGTTGAGCACCACTTGAACTAGCACGAGTTAACATAACACTCCACATATCATCATTGTAAAATGGTAAATTATTTATTGAACATGAAGCGACACTATTATTTGAACCAGAAAGTGCAAAGAATAAATTACCATAAGCATCACTAGTTCCATTATCTTTAGTACCAATTGCCCATCTATCATTAGTTTGTACTATTGCCATTGAACCAGAATTACCTACACTATATGGTGTTCTAAATCTAAACTCAACCGTATCAGGATAAGTATTATCTGTACCATCTGCTTTCCAAGTATGTTGTACATATTGTGAACCTTTAAAATCTAAAGCATAATTAAATTTTCTTTTAATTTCATAACTAACTCGTTCTCCAATATCAGGACCACCATATTCTCTTACTCTTAACATAGAACTTGGAATACCATAACAATTCAATAACCCTTTCATTGCTCTGATTGAACCTTTTGTTCTTGAGAAGAAAGGCATATTACTCATAATTCTTTTGTATATTTCTTTTGTTACATCTTCTTGTGGAATCGCATATGTTGCAGAACCAATAGCATTTGTTCCTAATAAATATTCTGGTAATGAAAGTAAATCATTTCCATTTTCTAACTTTAATCCAATTGATTTAGCAACTTCTTCTACCAAATCTTTTGATATACCTTCACCTAATCTACTTGTTCTCTCATTTACATCAGTAAAGTGTCTAGCATACAACCAATATTCATCATATTGTTGTGCTATCATATCTAAAAAATCTAAAAAAGTTTTGTTTGATACATCCATGGCAATATGTGTTGGAATATTATGAACTAATCTTTGAGTATTCCAAGTATCAAACTCTTTGGCATAAGTACTCCAGGTATTGTAGTGACTTATACCAAGTGAACTTGTGGTTGGTGCTAACGTATATGTATTATTTGAGTATGAAGTTTTAGGCCAAGCTACACTATATGTTTCACCCAATGAACTTGTAGTATATGAAGATGATTCATAATACATATAATGTTCAAAATGATCAAAACTACTGATGACATTATTTTTTAATTTTCTATATTTTTGTATATTATCATTTGAACTTGAAACACTTGAAAACACTCCACTTTGTGAGGTATAGGTTTCTATTAAACCCAATTTATTTTTAAAGTTATCTATTCTTTTTTCTGCTGAACCAAAGTTAATAATGTTATTAAATCCATAATCATTTTTTTCGTCAAAGTCGGTTGTACGCCTACCATAATTTATATTTAATCTAGTATCTAACAAACTACCAGAAAATATTTTTTCACTTATTTTATCTTCAACTAATTCATTATCTCCAGTTAGTTGATTAAGGTTTTTAAAATTAAGTTTTCTAGAACGTACTGGATTATCTGTGGAATTAACATTTGGTATTCTTAAAAATGTTAAATTTTCATCTTCTTCTATAAATGGTAATAGTCTAATTTTATCTTCGTATGGTTCTATTTTTTCTTCTACAAAATATACTAAACTATATTCCTCAATACCTTTTTCTAATGGGCTGTAAAGTTTCCAATATCTGTTATAATTTCCTCTAGGTGCACCATCTATCCACGGTTGATATAATAAACCATCTTTTCCATAACCTTCTGAACCTTGTGATATTAAGTAATATTGATTATCAACAACCATATATGTATTTAAATTTTCTAACCTTGTTTGTGGTGTCCATACATTAAATGAATTACCTCTCATTCTAGCTTTCCAAGTATAGTTTTGTGAACTATTAAAGGTTGAAAAATTTGGTTCTGGAGTACTAGACATTAACCTATCTGGATCTTCTACCTGAATAAAACTAGCTGCACTTATATATTGTCCATTTTTAATTAAAGATAGAACAACATCTGTTAAAAATCCATTTCTATAAGACTGATATACTATTTCTTCATCACCATTTTCTATTGCTATGTCTATTTTTTCTTGTAGTTTAACTCTTAATTCACTTTCTCGTTCTTCAAATGTTTTAGCTACTCGTATTCTATTATAGTCTAATACTTCGGTAACAATCGCACCATATCTTTCATATATAACATCCTTTGTAGTTTCTACTACAACACTTTCTCTTGGAAGGCTTCCTGCATCATATTGTCCTTTAACAGCAAGTTCTTGAAATTGAGTTGGACCAAACTGAACACCAGCTTCTATTTGGTCTAATATGTTTTCAGTAGTGTCATCATATGTTATTGGTGTAATAATTTCCGTTTCGATTTCAGGGCCTTCAAACTTATATACATCACTTATAGTAATGGTCTTACCTATAATTTCAACATCAAATCCAGGATCACCGTCATACTGTGGTTCTATTATTAGAACATTATGATCTTGTGAATCAAATTTTATTTTCGGTGATGGATATTTTATCTGTAAATGATAATTTTCTCTACTACCATCAAAGTTATATCTTGGATATGCTTTTTGTCTTAATAAAGTACGATATGTATCTATATATGTCCAATTATCTATATTTTGAGTATCTGTTTTAACTTCTGTTCTATCAGAATTAACTTTCATTAATACATATTTATTTTCAACTCGTTTTAATGGTATTTCTGTAGTACCGTCTGTACTGTAATAACAATATTTTTCTTCATTATTAACAATTTTAGTTGTTACTTTACCATAAAATTTTCTTTGATCTTCTGTTAGGTAGATGTAACCATCTTCACCAACATTATTTGCGATTGATGGTAACCCAGCCAACGAACTTAAAAAATAATACTTTACTTTATAGTCACCTTCGGTAAATCCCATTTGTCTTAAATGTACACCAACATTTATATCAACAACACTATTATCTATAATATTAACTTCATCTTGTGAAAGATATTGTTCAGCTAAAACATTATCATTCATATCCATAACATATAAGTGAATATAATCAGTTTTAAACGAAGTGTTTTCTATACCAAATGATGAATATTGATTAACAGCGGTAGAAACTTGAGTTAATGTTTTTTTATCTAATCCATATTTTTTCATATCAACCCTGGTTTAATTCTTCTATTTTAGCGTTAAGTGCATCAATTGTTTCTTGAAGCGTATTTTGTGTTACATCTAAACTTTCTTGTTTTAATTTATTTTGATTTATTAAAGCATCTAATTCTGCTTGTTTTGATTTCAACAAATCTTTATCAGGAATACTAGAATCTGGAATAGGTCGTAATTCATTAGAAAATGCTCTTTCTTCTTCTAATTTATTTGTAACTTCTGGACCAATAGTACTGTAATATTCCATTTTTATTCGTGTAAATAATATATTACTTGGATATGTACTACCTTTATTTTCTGGATCTTCATATGAAAGTAAAAATCCTTCTTCATCCCTTAAAGTTTTAATCGCGTCCATAGTAGAACCAGATTGTTCTGCTTTTAGTTCTTCATCTTCAAAAAATTTCTTTAACTCATTTTTATCTGCTTCAATTATATTTTGATATGATTGTTTACTTTTTAATTCTTCACTTGTATAAGGCATTTTATCTCACCACTTTAAATTCATAACCCTCATCAAAAACCATTGATGTTTGGTCTGCTCCACTACCACTAACTACTTTAATTTCAAATTTATAAAATCTTTCTGGTTGAAATGTATCCATCCAAATATTAAAGTAATTACCTTGTGAATCACAACTAACAATTGAACCAGTACTAAATGGTATAATGACTTCATCAGTAGAAGCATCTTTTACGGAATAGTATGTTCCCTGTTCTAATGCTCTACTACCACTTGGTAAATACTTAACAGTTAAAGCTGCTGGTGTAGTACCAAATCCTCTTGTTGGATATAATTCTCTACCAACTAATCTAAATTTTGTTTTTGATTTCTCTTTATATTCAGATTTAATTCCTTTGAAATAAACATTCAATCTCTCTAAGTCTGTTGATGATAGTGGATCTAGTGAACCAGTAGTCCATTTTGAATCATCCCATTCCACTTCTAATTTAGGTGGATATATTGTATTGGTTTCTTTAGAGAAAAATTTTAAACTACCTAAGTGTTGTGTATTGTGTTCTGCAGAACCAGTAGCAGTTGCAGGATCAAATACTGTATATAAAGCATTACCTTGTGTAGATATGTTTTTCCTTTTAATTATAAACCCATTATTACCATATACTGAACTTGAAACTATTTGATTATTAACTAAATTTGTTACATCTATTCTTAAATCTTTTGTACCATAGGTTAAACTACATGAACTACTAACTTCATATTGTCCAGTCTTAGCAGTAAACCAAGTTCCACCTTGTGTATCACTACCACTTACCCATTGATTTTTTGTAGTAGTATCTCCTCTATATTTCCAATTGGCACCATCTTCAATAACTGGATTACTATCAGATAATCCTGTACCATGTGTCCAACTACCACTTACCATATATACAAATAAATTCTGTTCTACTTTCAATTCACTAGAATTAGCATCATATAGATTTAAATAATATTTAGCATTTGTTGGTATTGTTCCAGCAGTTCTTTTTCTTGTAATATCAGTATAATCAAATTTCATTAATATACGAGAAACTGAAACAACCGTACCAGTTTCATCTACATTTTTTTGTACTTCTAATATTTGGTCACGGCCAGAATTTAATGAAGATGTTAAATTACCTTCATAAATTGTTGTGTCTGCTGTTGGATATTGAAAATAGTACATTAAATATCTCCCACTACTCTACCCTCGATATCATTATCAGGGAATTTAATTTCAAAGATACATGGATCTAATGATGGATATATCACACCATCTTTAGTTGCAGCATCTAAATCATATACATTAGTACTATAACCAATATCTCCATCAAATAAATTTTCAATTACTACCATTTGTTTTTGTGGATTATCTTCTATTGGTGGAACAACACTTCCCACTCCATCTACCAATGATATCTGATATGCTATATCACTTACAATTATTGGTTGGTTAATTTGCCACTTTTTAACATCAAAATGTTTTTTAATCTTATCAATACATTTCATTAATACTTCATTTTTATTAAATCCTCTTTGTGTTATTATAGAAAATTTAATACCAACATTTACAATAAAAGCATCCTTAATATTGATAGCATCTGTCATCATTCTATATTGAGATAAATATATTTTTAAATTCTGTTTAGTTGCATTATTTAATTGTACAAAGTTTCTTTTGTGGTCATAACCTAAAACATACATATTCAATGCAAGTGGATTACTTATTTCTTTTAACATTGGTTTATCACCATCCTCACCACCAGCAACTTGGTCTAATTGTTCATCTTGAACTATATAAGCTTTAGCAATATTACCAAATTTTTGTGGTAAAGAATAAACTCTTGTTATATAATCTTGTAGTGTAACTGCTCTACCTTGTGTATTCATATATGCCATAGTTCTCTGTCTGACTTCTTCTATATTATCCCCACTTGAACCACCAGTAGCAGGTTCATTATTAGTTACTTCAACACTATCCTTTACTTCATTGACCTTACTAGCATTCAATCCCTCTGAACTTAAAATTACATTTGCAGAATTAACTTTTGTTATTTGATTAGATAATACATTGTCATCAATAGAACCACCATAAGTATAATTAACTGTTAAAGTAATCTGACTTGGGGATTGACCAAAAGTTTTTGTATTTAAAAAGTTACTCGGGTCAAAACTTGAATCTAATTTAGATAATCCAGTGCTTAATGATGAACCAACATTATCTGGATTAGGTACTATTTCTTCATCAGCATTACTACTTATACCAGCACCAAATCTTAATTCTGTTTTTCCATCACTCCTAACATAAGTTGTAAATCTTCTAGCAGTTTTAATTAACTTCATCATATATGGAGTATCTGCTGACATTGAACTCATATCTGGAGTATTAACAGGATTATTTTCAACTGCATCAAATACAGTATCTTGTGCTAAATAAGGAACTTCATACCATTTGTTACCATCATCATCAATACAAGATGTTATTTGAACTACATTTTCATTACTTAATATAACTTTATCAAATTTAACTGCATTACCAAATGTAAAGTCTTGACTTATTTGTTGGCCTGATTGTACAATTGCCTGTTTTGTTAATTTAAAATGTGTTGGTACATCATCTTCCATTTGAGAAACAACAGAAGTTCTTGTATCTAATGAGGAAGAAGTTTTGAAATTAACATCATCCATTAATCTAAAAGTAGATCCACCTTGACTATCAAACATACTATTAACAGTTATAACTGGAGCATAATCCAAGTCTGGTTTGTATGTATCTGCATTTACCTGTTCTGCAGGAACTTCAACAGTTATATCTACTATTGCTGTAGCTGGATTCGCTAGTTTTGGTTTATAACCAAATGATTGTGCAAGTTTAAATACATTCTTTTTTTCTTCAGCACTATGTAATAAAGATTCCCTATATTGATTATCCATATAAAAATTTAATGTATCACCAACATAAGCGGCCATTTCAATAAACATCATACCAGGTGATGCTTCATTAAAATCATTATAAGCATTAGGAAAATATGATTTAGCAAATTCAATTAAATTAGCTCTAATAGTAGAAAATTCCCTACCAATATATTTTACTTCTTTTTTAACGGCCTTTATATTAGTGCCATATTCAACTTCTCTTGCCATTCTTATTCCCCTGTATTAAAGGTAAATGTTATAGTATTTACTGAATTAGGATCATCTACTGTTACTATAAATTCAATTTGAACTAACACCATATTTGGATTATCCTCTGGTGTAGAAGTAAAAATATTTACTAATTCTATATAAGGTAACCACTTACTAACACTTTCTCTTATAGTTTCTTCTATCCTATCACCTAACCCATCAGTTATTTGTTCAAATAAAATTGATGTTATTTCACATCCAAAATCTGGCTGACCTACTCTTTCACCTTTAACGGTTAATAGTAAGTTTTTTAAATTTGAAGATGCCTGTTCCTTTAGTGTTTTTGATGTTGGAAAAAACCCACCCTTATCAACATGATATTCTAATGGAAATTTTAACCCAAATCTAGCATCATCATTTTCATTTATTTCCCTTACGGTTGCCATTGATTATTCCTATTTTTTACTTTTCATTTTATCGTGTTTCATTAAATCACTATAATCACGAGTCAATGCATTTAATACTGATTCAGGTACATCTTTAGTTGATACACCCTTTTCTTTTAGTGTTTGAGCAGCTGC